TCACGGCTTCTCCTTGATTACTTCGCCTTCGATCACGTTCTGTTGCGCGGCGACAGCTGGTGCCATGCTGACGATTCGCGCAATGATCTCGTCCTTCGACTCGAATTTTATCGCGCCGCCATTCGGCCCTGAAACCTGGTGATTCGTTTGCTGGCCGTACGACTCGCGGTTGAATCGCTCAGCCATCCACTGGCGCACCTGGATTCGCATGCGAGCTTTCGCTAGTGCGTCCTGGTTCTCGCGCGCTTCGTCTGAGATCTCGAGCGTGTCATCGACGAAGCCGTGTGCTTGCAGCTTGCGTACGAGCAGCATTCTTTCTAAAAACTTGTCATCCGATCGTTGCCAATGCATGATCGTGATGATGTTCGGCATATCGGCATCGTCGCGGCAGATCGCCTTCAGCGTGCGCCCCTTTGCGAGACGCGAGAACAGCTTGTCCTCTAGCTCTTGCGACCACAGGCTCGGTCTCCCTGGTTGTGGTCTCTCGTCGGTCGGCATCAGCTGGTTCTCGATTCGCTCAGCCTGGCGGCGCAGCTTCGCGGCTTTCGTCAGCGCACTCGAGTGTCGTTTGCGTCTCATAACGCGATCGTACCTCCATTTCGTACTTCGAGACCACTTCGAGACGATTCTCGAAGCGTCTTTCTAAGCAAATACACGGCAAATATACAGATACTTCGAGACTTCGAGACTTCGAGATATATAGGTGGGTTATATATACGTGTGTGTGTATTTTTTATTGTATTTCGCTCGAAGCCACGAAGTCTCGAAGTATCATCAAATATGCCGGCGATTTGCTTGCAAACCCGCTTCGAGAACGACCACGAAGTAGCGCTCGAAGTCACGACTTTCGGCTCCAATAGACGGTTACGCCGTCCTCGTCGCCAATCGATATCAGGTCGCCCTCGACCAGCGTCTCGAGATGTTCGTCGAGTTCGCGGCGCGACAGCGAGCGTGTCAGGCGCGACAGCACCGAGCGAGGCATCAGCCCGCGTGCGAGCAGTTTCGCCTTCTTCGGGTCGCGTGCAAAGCCCTTGGCGTACTTCGTCGAATCACGGATCACGTTCTCGACGCGCATCGACTTCTCCTCGATGAAGTTGCGAGCCACGCCGCGTTCGAGCCGAGCCGTCCATCGATCGAAGGACCACATCGCGAAGTCGATCGCCCAGCGTGCGATCTCGAGCGTGATCTTAGGTCGCATCCCGCACCCGGCCGCGACGCAGCCTGCGAGGATCAATGCGTTCTGGTTAGCGCGCCCCCAGACCTCGCCAGTGTCGCCCTCGATCGATCGCTCGCGTGCGTACGCGCTGAACTCGCGAAAGGCCGAGTACGCGTCGTTCGTCGCGAAACGTATGCGCTCGAACGGGAAGTCCCCGGTCGGCACGGGTAGCGATCGCAGCGCGCGAATCGACGCTTCGAGCGACGAGGGGAACGTCGTGTCACGTCGCACGTTCTCGCCGGCCAGCCCGTCGCCAGCGTCGAAGAGGATAAAGCGATTGATCACGCCGGTCCCGAGATCTCCAGCCGTAACGGCCTCGACCAGTTGCTGCGGCTGGGCTGTCGCCATGATCGTCAGGAACGGCCAGTCGACAGCCGGTATCGCGTTGTGTCGCCCTGGCATCCCAGGCGCCGACGACGCAGCGCGCCCGTACAGCGACAGCAACCACGTGAGGATCTGATAGTCCTGTCCGCCTGAGGATCGCGAGGCTGTGCGCAGCTTACGTGCGGCTTCGTCCCACAGCCACATCGCGAGAGACGGAGGGACGGCGAGTCGATCGAGGAGTGCGTGGTAGGACTGGAATCCCTGGAACGCGGATTCGCCGAGACGGCCGCGTCGCAGCAGTTCGTACACTGACTGGAGGGCGCTGTCTTTGCCGCCCGATGTCGGAGCTAGTAGCATCGTGTACGGCTGGAGCGGGGTATCCCACGCATCGACGATATAGCGATTGATCGTCAGCATCGCCGTAGCGTTAATGCCGACTGCCAGGTCGAAGACTGGCTGCGAGATATACGAACGCGAACGAGACCACGCAGCGACCTCGCCGACGAGCCCGACCGGTTCGAGGAGTCGATGAGGTACTGAGTACGTTGATTTGCTTTCAGCCTCGCTCTTGATCGTCACTGTCGGGACTTCGTCGCGTCCGCGTAACGTCAGCCATTCGCGGATGCGCTTCAGTATCGGCGCATCGATCATATCGCGCAGCGTGTTCCACCCGTAGGTTTTATCTCCACCTTTCGCGTGCTCGACGGTGTTTCGCATCGTGCGCTCGTGTTCGCGTCGCGAATCCTCGTCAGCGCCTACAGCGTCGAGCAACGCTTTGCCGAGCTCGAGTACGTCGCGATCCTTCCAGCCGTCGCGAGACAGAGCCCCGACCAGGGCGTGGAGGTAATCGTGGCGAGCGCCTTGCTCTGGGTACGCCTGAGCGAGGAGCGCGATCGCGCTGATCTTCGTCAGTCGTACGCGTAGCTCGGCCGAGCTGATCGAGGCAATCTCGCGATCGTCGTCGATGCAATAGCGCTCGCCGGTCGGGTGAACTGAAGGGGGGATTACTGATTGCATCCCACTCGATCGCAGCTCAGCGATCACGGCGCGCGACGGGGCAACCCATTTCGCGCTCTTCGCGTTCGTTACTCGATACAGGTAGTGCGTTCGTGGTCGGCTCTCGCGCCCGTAGACGAACGTCTCAGGGAGCAAGCGTGGGGCGGCGAGTGCGGCTTCGTCCCAGTCGAGGTCTACGTCGATCACCCAGCCTGAGGCGTCGCCCCACAGAGCTCCGATGTTATCGCCTTCCTGGAAATGCTCGCGAACGTTCTCGCGCGTGATGCGTACCTTATTCCAGTCGTCGCCCCCTCGAGGGCGCTTCGTTCCAGCCGCGAGCGGGACAGTTAGGATGCCACGATCGAGCCATGAGAGAGCGATCGAAACGGCGTCGAGTTTACGCGTAGCGCTTTTCGTCTTACGATTAGCCACGTGTAATCTCCACTAGCGAGGCGAACGCTTCGCATTTCGAGTTCCTCGACGCTTAGCGGAGGGCTCGGCTTTTTCGACAGGTCTCCCTCGTCGAATCGTCCCATCCTTAAATGCTGACGCGATCTTCGGCGCATCGGTCTTCGCGATGACCGTCGTCGAGCCGAACACGTGCGTGGTGATCTCCAGCTTTTCGATCGCTCGCTGTACGCGCTGGATCGATAAGCGCAGCAGTCGCGCCGTGTCTGCGATCGTTTGGTAGTCGTTGAGAGTCATGGTTTACTTCTGATCCTATGCGAGTTACAGTAGCGCCACTATATCCTCGAAGCGGTTAGAAGGAAACCCTTTATGTCTCACCAACAATCGACGCCGTACACGCGATCGAAGCCGCGCCCGATCTACAAGGGCATGACGACTCGCGTCGCCAGCGGCCCGGGTACGTATCGCTGCGAGTCGCAGATCTTCCAGCTGATCGATGCCGGGCGCGTCGAAGAGGCGAAGAAGCTGTACGACGCCCACACCGGTATAACGATCGCCGTGCGCGTCGAGCGTCGCAAGAAGCGCACGCGAGTTAAGCTGCGCCTCCCTCGCCTCGAGCTGTGGCGAGCGCACGTATGACCGACGAAGTCACAGCACTGCACGCCGAGGCGCAGCGGCGCGATGTTGCCATCACAAGCCACTACGCTCCGGGCTGTGAGTGGCAGGTTCCGCGCCACCCGAGCGACATTGCCGACGATCTGCTGGCGAAGCTGCCGGACCAGCCCTTTGTTGATCTGTGGTGGAACTGCGACCGCTGGGAATGGCAGTACCGGGTCGGTGAAGAAACAGCCGACAAGGAAGGGAACGGCACCCGCATCGCCTGCATCATCGCGCTGTCGCGGAGGCTGCCATGATCATCGTAGTCGATGGCCCAGACGGCTCGGGTAAGACGCACCTGTGTTCGCTCCTGCGTCGACTCATTCGCTGCCACCTGCTATCGAACAGCGGCCCACCAACGAGCTTCGAACAGATCCAGGATGAGGTTCACTGGATCATGCGATTCCCGAGGAACCAGCTGCTGATGATCGATCGAACGCGTCTGATCTCAGAGCCGATCTACGGCCCGATCCTTCGCGGTAAGTCCATGATCGATCCAGGCCTCGCGAAGAAGATGCTCATCGGCTTAGGCTGGCGTACGATCCTGTGCTTGCCTCCGTTCGATCGCGTCTTCGCGAACGTCGAGCGCACTCGCGGCGAGCAGTTGAAAGGCGTGCCGGATTCGATCGAGAAGATCTATCTCGCATACCACGACTATAACGAGAACTCGTGGGATAACCCGTGGATCACGACGTTCGACTATACGACTGATTCGATTGACGACCTCTCGCACCTCGTAACCACATGGAGTACCCCTGATGGCTGATCGATTAGAGCAAATCTTCGCACGCCAGCTCGAGCTGACGCGCCGCTTCCAACAGATCGAGAAGACGAATGGCTGCCTGATCGATGACGGCCTGCCGGTTAACCTCGAGAGCGCCACTGGACAGGAACAGATCCGAGCGATCGCGTGGCGTATCGTCGAAGAGATCTTCGAGCTGGAACGCGCACGTGGCATCGAAGAGGAACGCGCCGAAGCGATCGACGTGCTGCACTTCCTGGTCGAGATGGCGCTGACCGCTGGGGTGAGGCCCGAACACGTGTACACGAAAGAGCCCCGCGATCGAATCCCTGGGGACATGCTCGATCAGCTGATGCACTTCGCTCGCAAGGGGGCGACCAACCCGGGCCCGACCAAGTGCTACCAGGGAATGGTTCAGGCGCTGGCCTCAGGCGTCTACGAGCTGAAGTACCGTTCATGGAAGACGAAGCCGAAGCCGACGAACGTTCGCCTCTTCGAGATGTATCTGATCGAATGCTTCGGCTGGTTCAGCGACCTGGCCGCGAGCCTGGGCATGACCGCTGAGGATATCTACGAGCGATACCTCGGCAAGAACGACGAGAACCACCACCGCATCGACAGCACGAAGGAGACCGCGAATGGCTAAGAAGAAGCGCACGCCCGAAGTCGTTACCTCGACAGTCGGCGCCCTGATCGGAGACGGCTACTCCGAGCTCGAGGGACTGAAGGACGAGTTGCAGGAGTGGTACGACAATCTGCCCGAGTCGTTCCAGAACGGCAGCAAGGGCGAGCAGCTGCAGGAAGCGATCGGGTACCTCGAGAACCTGATCGAGCCGTCCATTCCTGGCGACCATGACGGTATCGCGGCCTCGTATACGGCTTCGACTAAGAGGAAGAAGTCGCGCGCGGATCGTCGCGACGATGCTGTGCAGATGCTGGCCGGAGCGCAATCGGCTCTGCAGGCATTCCTCGACGAGAACGAAGAGCACGAAGACGCCGACGAGATCCAATCCCTGATCGAGGATCTGGAGAACGCGATCAGCGACGCCGAGAACGTCGAGTTCCCTGGAATGTTCGGGTGAGCGTACTGACGAAAGACGGCAGCTCGTTCCCGGCAATCGCCGCCGTTCGAGTCTGCCTGACGACGCCAGCGCTGGAGTATAACGGCGTTCGCAAGATCGTCCAGTCGATCGGTTGGAAGGTCGATCGCATCCCAGACGTTACCCTCGCCGACCTCGGGTACACGAAGCTGAAGGAGAAGTCGATCTTCAGGACGTACTTCAACGAGGAGGAAGCCGAGCGCGTTCGTCGCTTGTTTACCAAGCGCAAGGGCCAGGCCTTCAGCGCTATCGCGATGTCGATGCGTGGTGCAACGAAGCGCGCTGATTCGATGGGGCACTGCATCGAGAGTATCATCTTCTCGAATAATAAAGAGCATCGCGTGGCCGAGGTATTATATCGATCCACCGAGGTGATCAAGAAACATGGCGCTGATCTATGGTTCCTCCCGCGCGTGTTCGAGCGAGTTGGTTTCGAGCCTACTCAGATTAAGTTCTACTACGCTAATGCGTACTTATCTGGAGTGTTCTTTCCGACGCTTTTCGGATGGTGGGAGCCCGTCGCGTTCTTACGCGAACTCCACAAGGCCGACCGACGCCTTTTCGTGGGAGGCTGTCGCTTCCTACGACGTTCGGTGCGAACCGAAAAGCAAGTATTCCCGTACTCGCCCGAGCAGGACCAGCACGAGCAGCTCTGGCGATTACACCGCGATCACGTTCCTGCGATCCGAGAGTTCCTGACTAAACACATGCCCAAGGAGTAAGACGATGGAAGACTTCATTTCGATCGGCAACGATCACAAGTTCGATCTGACTGGCCGCAGCGTCGGCGAGAACTTCACCGGCTGTCGCAAGTGCGGTTACGTCGCCGTTGGAGTTGCGACGGTCGGCAACCAGTGCCCCCAGTGCGGCGACAGCGGGATGCACCACTACCGCGTGACCGAGGAGGACCTGCAGTGCCCGTCTACCTGAACTTCGAGTCGGCGCTGCGAGCGCTGACGCGTCAGTTCCTCCAGAGCGCCACGGCGATTCGCCCTCAGCGCTGGCAGTCGATGGACGTCTCGAAGCAACCAGCGGCTGAGATGTTCGAGGTCACCAACCAGTTCTTCAGCGTGATCCTCAGCGGCGAGTACCTCGATGGCTATCGCCAGGAGATTCAGCCGAACCTGCCGTGGGCTGACGAGCACTTCGAGGCCGAACGCGTCGGGGGCCAGCCGCTGAACCCAGGCGAGACCTGGAAGCGCTGGCCCTGGGCGCTGAGCGCGGATAAGTTCCGTCGTGAGGGCGAGGCGTTCTCGCATTCGTACGCTGAGCGTTTCTGGCCGAAGCACGCCAACCAGACCTACGGAGGAGTCCTTGGCCCAGACAAGACGCTTTACACGCGCGAAGGGATACGATACCCCTACGGTGATCTCGAGGATGTCGCTCGACTTCTGGCAAAAGATCCTCACACCCGTCAAGCGTACGTACCAATTTGGTTCCCTGAAGATACAGGTGTCGTTCATGGCGAGCGAGTACCCTGTACCCTCGGGTACCACTTCCTCATGCGAGACGACCGACTGAACGTGTTCTATCCGATCCGTTCGTGCGACTTCGTTCGTCACATGCGAGACGATCTCTACCTTGCCGTTCGGCTTCTCCTTTGGATGCTCGCTCGAGCGCGAGTGTACAACGAGGCGGCGTGGAAGGACGTCAAGCCAGGCATGCTGACGTTCTGGGCGGGGTCGCTCCACTGCTTCATCAACGACTATCGCAAGTTGCAGAAGGATGCCCCGAGATGAAACGTCCGGAATGGAAGCGCCTATCGCGTGACCACGTCCTGATGGAGACGGCCCATCTGTTCGCCCAACGATCGACTTGCGATAGGAACGCCGTCGGCGTCGTGATCGCTCGCGAGGGTCGCATTCTGATGACTGGCTACAATGGGTCGCCCTCTGGGCTGCCTCACTGTGGGGCCGGTCGATGCGATCCGAGCGTTGCGTGTACCTGGGCGACCCACGCCGAGCAAAACGCGATCGCGTACGCAGCGCGCTGTGGCGTAGCCCTGGTGGACGCGTCGATGTACGTCACCGTGTCGCCGTGCCTGGCGTGCGCTCGAAGCATCATTACAGCTGGGATCGGCGAGGTGGTTTACTACGAGGCTTATCGAGACCCGGCTGGGATCGATTTGCTGAGGGAAGCTGGAGTATCCGTGATATCAAGTAAGGAGCGCGGTTAGTATGCTGAATGACACCCATATGCAGATCGACCTCGAGACCCTCGGCACTGGGCCGCGAGCTGCGATCATCGCGATCGGCGCGTGCACGTTCAACCCGCAGCAGGGGATCACGTCGTCGTTCGAGGTGCTGGTCGATCCGAAGAAAGCGACTGGCGAGCGAGACAAGGCGACTGAGCTGTGGTGGACGCAGCAAGAGCCGCTCGTTCGCGAACGCATGTTCTCAGGGACGGCCACGACGAAAGAGGCGCTCGAGTCGCTCGTCGAGTACATCGAGAAGCACAAGCCGCACTTCCTGTGGGCTAACTCGCCGTCATTCGACCTGGTGATTCTGGCCGCGTCGATGAAGGACTGGAACATCGAGATCCCCTGGTCGCATCGCATCGAGCGAGACTTTCGTACGCTGAAGTCTCTCGGCAACGAACTGAGAATGGACGTCAATTCGTTCCTCAGCGATAATGCCAGCAAGCACGACGCGCGAGAGGATGCTATCCAGCAATCGCTCGTCGCGATCGGGATTCTGAAGCGCATCCTGCGATGATCTACAACCACGACTGTCGAAAGTGCTCGCTGTACAAGTCGTCGCGTACTGTATGCGTCGAAGCCAGTGGCGATCGCAAAGACGTCGAGTTGCTGATCGTCGGCGAAGCGCCAGGCGAGCAGGAAGCGCGCGCCGGCGAGCCGTTCACGGGTCGATCGGGACAGCTGCTGCGCGCCGAGCTGGCGAAAGCTGGGATCACCAGCTATACGATCACGAACACGGTCAAGTGCAGGCCCCCGGATAATCGAACTCCGACGAACGAGGAGATCAAAGCCTGCCGCGAGTACCTCGACGCTGAGCTCGCTGAGTATAAGCCGAAGTTCGTCCTGACGCTCGGCAACGTCCCGTCGAAAGCCCTGCTGAAGAAAGCGAAGATTACTGAGGCTCATGGCCAGCTGATCCCGACAGGTTCGTTCGTCGGCATGCCCGCTTACCATCCAGCGTACGCGCTGCGTGACCCGTCGAAGCTGCTGCCACTTCGCAAGGATATCGAACGACTGGCGCGCGAGATGCGAGGCGAGGAGGCGATCAGCACCGACGTGGACTGGAAGCTGGTCACGCCAGATACGTTCGATCAGTTCATCGGCGAGTTTCGAGCAGCGACTGAGTTCGCATTCGATATCGAAACGAACGGGTTGAACCGGTATGCGCCTGACGCACGGATCCATTGCCTGGGTATCGGCCTCGAGCATCGATCGTGGGTGATCCCGCTACGGTTCAAGAAGACGTCGTTCCCGAACATACCGACGCAGGTCAAGCTGATCTCAGTGCTGACGGCGATTGCGTGGGAAGACCACAAGATCGGCATCGGCCATAATGCGAAGTTCGATAACCTATGGCTGACGGCGTGTTACGGCAAGAAGTTTCGCCTGTCGTTCGATACGATGCTCGCTCACCATACGCTGGACGAGAACAGCTCGCACGGACTGAAAGAGCTGTCGCGCATCTACCTCGACTGGCCTGACTACGACCTGACGACTGCTGAGAAGAAGGGCGCGGTATCAGCGGATAAACTGTACGAGTACTGTGCGCGAGACGTCGCAGCGACGTTCCGACTGTATCGCGTCTTCTCGAAAATGTTGCTGAAGGACAAGCAGGTCCGAAAGGTGTTCAACAAGCTGGTGATGCCCGCGGCTCGAGCGTTCGAGTCGATCGAGTATCGAGGGCTGACGATCGACCTGAAGAAGATGGCGCAGGTCGAGACTGAGATGCGCGCGAAGGTCGCACAGGACTTAGCCGACTTGAACGAGATGGTTGGCGAGGAGATCAACTGGAACTCGCCCGATCAGGTCGGTAAGCTGTTCTTCGATCGACTCGGCCTCGAAGCGACGGTGCTAACCGAAAAGGGCAAGCCCAGCACTGGCGAAGAGGCGTTGTACGCGATCAAGGACCAGCACCCAGTCGCTAACAAGCTGGTCGAGTATCGCGAGCATTCGAAGTTCCTCAGCACGTACATCGAGGGCTGGCGCGAGTACATGGTAGGCGATAAGCTCTACCTCTCGACGAAGCTGCACGGCACTGTCACGGGTCGTTACTCGTCGAGGCTGCACCAGGTCCCGCGCGATGGAACGATCCGTAATCTGGTGATCGCCCCCGAGGGCTATTCGTTCGTCCAGGCTGACTTCTCGCAGGCTGAGCTACGAATTATCGCTGAGGTGTCGGGCGACGTAGAGCTGATGTCGTGCTTTCGCAACGGCGTGGACGTTCATTGGCGAACGCTGCTGTTCTCGATCCAGCAGGGAAGCTCGGGCGACTACGTCCCGATCGCACTCAGCACGGCGTCGAAGATCCGAGGACGAAAGATCGACGACCTCGATGTGGCGATCGAGATTCTACTGAAAGCTGGACACGAGGCGGCGATCAAGGTCGATAAGCGATGGAAGGAAGGACGCAAGAAAGCGAAGGGCATCAACTTTGGCTACTGCTATGGCATGGGCGTCCCGAAGTTCATCGAGTACGCGAAGCTGAAGTACGGCTTCGAGCCGACGATGGACGAAGCCCAGGCGATCCGTGACGCGTACTTCCACTTGTACAATCGGCTCGAGCCATGGCACGATCGTCAGAGAAAGCTGGTTCGCCTGGACGGCGAGGTTCGTACGCTGAATGGTCGCGCACGTCGACTCCCTGGAGTGTACTCGACTGATCGCGGGATGCAGCGCGAGGCCGAGCGTCAGGCGATCAACTCGCCGATTCAGGGATTCATCGGGGACCTGAAAGCCATGGCGCTCGTCGAGATCTGCGAGACGGTCCCGCCATATCACGCGCACGTCGTTGGCGAAGTACACGACTCGATCCTGCTGAACGTTCGCACTGAGTCGCTCGCCGAGTACCTGCCGAAGATTCGATCGATCATGCGACACCCGAAGCTGCTCGACGACTTCGGCTTGAAGTTCAACGTACCAATCGAAGCCGACTTGGAGGTCGGCCCGTGGGGTGCCGGAAAACCATTTACTGCTGATTCTATTGCGCTAGAATAAGACCTAAGGAGATTACATGTTCGAGATTAGCTGGTCGAAGACCCGCACGTGGCGTCGTTGCCATCGTCAGTACTGGTACAAGTACTTCGAGCGACTGGCTCGCAAGCGCCCCAAGGTCGGGCTGTTCAAGGGTCGAATCCTCCACGAGATGCTGGATGCGCGAGCGACCGGGCTGGACTGGCGCAAGGTGCTGACCAAGTACGAGACCGAGTATCGCAAGATGTTCCTCGAACAGCGCGAGGAGTATGGCGATTTGATCCCAGAGCTGACTCGCATCTTCGAGGCGTACGAACGCCATTACGCCGACGAGAAGCTGAAGTACGTCAGCAGCGAGCTGTTCATTGCGACTCAGCTGACGAAGCGGATTCGCTTCCTCGGGTACATCGACAAGGTCGTCGAGGCTGATGCTCGCCTGTGGAACATCGACCATAAGACTGGCCGAACGCTGCCCGACGAGGACACGCGATTCTCGGACCTGCAGATCGTGTTCTACAACTGGGCGCACAATCGCGAGCGACCCAGCACGAAGCTCGGCGGCGTGATCTGGGATTACCTGAAGACGAAGCCGCCAGCGATCCCGGAGGTGCTGAAGAACGGCCAGCTGTCGCAACGAGCGAACATCGACACCGACCACTGGACGTACCTGAACGCGATCAAGCAGAACAAGCTCGATCCGAACGACTACGCCGAGATCCTGTCGGACCTGAAGGGACGCAGCTCGACGTTCTTTAAGCGCGTACGACTGCCGAACCCGCCCAGCGTGATGGTCGAGCAGGTCGTCGAGGACCTGAAAGCGACGGCGACGCAGATCATGCACTTGGGGGGCATCTCGAAGGTCCGTACGATGCAGCGAGACTGCAAGTCGTGCGAATTCTTCTCGATCTGCCATGCTGAGCTGCGCGGACAGGACGCCGAGTTCGTTCGCAAAGCCGAATACATCGTCAAGGATTCCAACACAGGAGAAAGCCTCAATGGCGACGAAGAAGAGCCCGAGTAACGCACCATCGATTCTGTCGAAGATCGCCCCAGTGACCGAGCTGGTCTCGATGATCGCCGCGATGTTCTATGGTCGCAGCGGCACTGGCAAGACCACGCTGGCCTCAACGTTTCCGAAGCCGGCCCTGGTGATCGATGTTCGCGAGAAGGGCACCGAGTCGATCGCTCAGGTCGAGGGTATCGATGTCGTCTCGATCGAGAAGTGGAGCGAATTCGAAGACCTGTACTGGTACCTCGAGGGCGGCAAGACGAAGTATAAGACCGTGATCATCGATCAGGTCTCGTCCCTGCAGGACCTGGCGATGGCGAAAGCTCGCGCCGACGACAATCTCGAGGACGCTGAGCTGCTGCCTCGTCGCATCTGGGGGCAAATCAGCGGCATGATGAAGACCTGGCTGTTCAACTATCGAGACCTGATCGATAAGGGCATCAACATCGTGTTCATCGCGCACGAGCGAACCAACGACAGCGACGACAGCGTGGAGGACCAGATCGACCCGTCGATTGGCCCGCGCCTGATGCCATCGGTCGCTTCGTCGATCAACGGGGCAGTCAGCTACATCGGCAATACGTTCATTCGCGAGAAGTTCGTCGGCGACGGCAAGGAGAAGACCCGCCTCGTCGAGTACTGTCTGCGCATTGGCCCGCACGCGTACTACACGACGAAGGTGCGCAAGCCGAAAGACGCCGAGGATACCCCAGACGTTCTAGTTAACCCCACGTATGAGAAAATTCTTGCGATCTCGCGTGGGGAATCTCTGAAGCGCAAGAAGAAGTAAGGAGACGAGATGGCAAAGCCAGCCAAGCGTGGAAAGAAGGTCAGCGTCGATTTCTCAGGGGTCGAGTCGGGTGGTGGCCGCGCCATTCCGGACGGCAACTACACGCTGACCGTGGTGAAGATCACCGAAGAGGAGTCGAGCGAGGGCAACCCGTACCTGAAGTGGCAGTACAAGGTCGCTGACGGCAAGCTGAAGGGAGCGACGGTGTACGACAACACGTCGCTGCAGCCTCAGTCGCTGTGGCGTCTGAAGACGCTGCTCGAGTGCCTGGGCGAGGACGTCCCGGACAGCTCGATGGAGCTCGACCTGGCCGAGTACGTCGGCAAGTCCGTCGATGCCGAAATCACGAACGAGAAGTACGAGGGCAAGGATCGCCCGCGCGTGACCGGCTTCATCGGGGCTGAGGGAACGGCCGACAAGTCGGACGACGACGCCGACGACAGCGACGACTCGGACGACGACAGCGACGACTCGGACGACGAGGAGGAGACCTCGAAGAAGAAGCCCGCCAAGAAGACGCCTGCGAAGACGTCGAAGTTCAAAGAAGGGCAGAAGGTCACCTTCGAAGACGGCGGCAAGACGCTGACCGGCGTGATCACGGCGCTCGACGGCACGACCGCGACGGTCGATGTCAAGGGCGAGGAGTGGGAGCTCGAGACCAGCGAGCTGTCGGCCAAGTAATGCCCGAGCTCGACGCGAAGCAGCTTGAGGGGATCGAACGTGCCTTGCAGCACGACGGCTACATCTTTACGATGCAGCCTCGCGTTGGAAAGACCCGTCCGGCCCTGGTGGTTGCTTCGCGTCGAAAGCTCGCTAAGCTACTCGTCGTTTGTCCGAAGAGCATCTTCCACGTCTGGACAAACGGCTTCGCCGAATTCCCTGAGCTCGATGGCGTTGATAAACGCATCGTCAACTTCGAGCAGTTTAACACCGCGAAGTCGCGTCGAAAGCTGCGCAAGTGGCTCGAGGGTCGCCGCTCGATGGTCATTGGCGACGAGATTCACAGGATCAAGAAGCGAACGTCGCGCCAGTCGAAGGGACTCAGGTTCCTCGCTCGAGGCGCGACGTACCGGCTTGGCCTGACTGGAACCCTGATCGGCCAGAACGTCCACGACGCGTGGGCGATATTCGATTTTGCTGATCCGAAGATCTTCGGCAAGTGGGCCACCTTCCAGGAGAACTACCTGGTCATGGGCGGCTGGATGGGCAAGAAGATCATCGACTATAAGAACCTGCCCGATTTCCAGGAGATCGTCGCTGAGTACTCGTTTCGCGTTAAGCTCAGCGAGGTCTCCGAGACGCCGATCAGGATTCGTCGTACGTTCGAGCGAGTCAAGCTCGGCGCTGACGCGATGCGACACTATCGGCACCTGGAACGGCATCTGTATACCGAGACGCGCGGCTTACGCGTCGAGGCTCCGCTGGTGATCACCCTAACCCAGAAACTCCAGCAGATCACTGGCGGTTTCCTGGTCAGTAAGGACCGGATCGAGCGCATCGATCGCTCGAAAGAGCGAGTAACGATCGCGCAGCTCGAGCAACGACGCGTCCCGACGATGGTAGTCTTCAAGTACGTGCACGAGCTGGAGGCGATCGAGGAGCGCGTACTCCGAATGGGGCGCAGTGTGCGAGTCGTACGAGGCGGTCAGCCTCTGGATACGCCGTTCGTCGAAGACGTAGCCTTAATGCAGATTCAGTCAGGCTTCGGCATCGACTTATCGGCGGCAGATCTGGTGATATTTTACTCGTGGGACCATTCGCAAATCAACTTCGAACAGGTAAGATTTCGTGTGCTCTCAAGGAAGAGAACACGCGTTCAGTACCTCTTCATCATGGCTGAGAATACAGTCGATGAGCTGGTATACGAAGCAGTCGCAAGGAAGCGTAAGCTGGCAGACGTTGTGTATAACCACTACCGGAGATTAGACGATGAACGACCGACACGAGAAAGCTCTCGAAGAGATCAAGAAGGACATGGCTGACCAGGAGGCTGAAGGCGACGAGGACAGCAGCGAGAGCGAAGACAGTTCGACCACCACCACGAAGAAGGAGACGAAGATGGCTGCGAAGAAAAAGGCGAAGCCCGCCGCGAAGAAGGTTCCTGCGAAGAAGACGCCGGCGAAGTCGGCAGCGAAGAGCGACGAGAACGTCACGACGCTGAAGGAACTCGCCAAGGAGATGAAGATCGAGCCGCGTGTCGCGCGTAAGGCGCTGCGCAAGGCGAAGATCAAGAACCCGGGTCGATGGGCGTGGCCGATTGGATCGGCTGAGCTGAAGGCGGCCCGCGAAGCTCTGAAGAGCGAGTGACCGAAGAACAGCTCTGGAGGTGGATGAGGGAACGGCTCCCGCCCCCTCCAGCTGTTTTCGAGCGAGTCGAAAGTCCGATCACTCCAGGAATGGCCGACGTCTCGTATGCGATGCCTCGCATCGAGGGATGGATCGAACTGAAGGCGACCCGACAGAAGTCTGGATACCCATTCCGTCCAGACAACTGCGGGCTGCGCGCGTCACAGCTGCTGTGGATCGCGAAGCGACGTAAGCTCGGTTCTCGTATCCTGATCGCTGCTGCGATGGCTGATGACTTCGCGCTGTGGTCGTCGTCGATCACGACCAGGTTCAATGATAGTTCGTACGACGAACTACACGAACGCGCTCTGCTGTGGGTCGCACGTCGAAAATGCCGACTAATACCGGTCGAAATTCTTAGATCCCACGCGTAACTCCTTGATTTTGTTAGAGATATAAATCTCTTGTAGCCATTTAGTCTAACCATAGTTTGGTTTAATATGGTCTCACTGGATCGATAACGACTACGGAGGTACACGACGATGGCTAAGAAATATACCGTTCGCCGCCAGCCTGGATCACGTCAGTACGGCGTTTACCTGGGCAATGAGCTGATTGAAGGAGGGTTCTTCTCGCGTGCTGCAGCTGAAGCCTGCGCCGAACGTTACCAGCAGGAGGTCAAGTAACATGGCTATCACGCAACAGCAGATGATCGAACACCGCCTGAAGTGGCTGATCGAGTCGGGCAACCAAGCTCGCGCTCAGGTCGCTAACGAGATCCTGAAGGACAACTCGAGCGCGATGTACCAGCTTCGCTGGCTGAACGGCAAGCACGAAACGATCGCGACAGGCGCGCTGGCTGAAACGATCAGCCAGTCGATCGAGAACCTGCAGAACGACGAGCAGCTCGGCTTCGACGACGCCCTGGCGAAGATGGTCGACTACCTGAAGCGCTCGAAGGACCGTTGGTCGCCCGAGCACAGCACGTCGCCGTTCTCGAACGTGATGCACGAAGCCGAGTTCGAAGCCTACAACCGCGTCCTGCAAACCCTGGGAGCCCGCTAATGAACGCCGAAGACCAAGCACGCATCCTGGCTCGCGTCAGGAAGATGATGAAGCTCGCCAACGACGCGGGCGCGACTGAGGGCGAACGCGACAACGCGATGCGTATGGCGCACGCGACGCTCGCGAAGTACAACCTGGACATGGCGCAGATCGAATCCGAGGGCGGCGTGAACGTCGGCGAGGAACGCCTGCGCCAGGAAGCCGAGTTCTACGGGCGTCCGTGGGCGCGCACCGTCGTCGTCGCGATCGCTGAGCTGTTCTTCTGCAAGTACTTCTATATGCCTCACAGCGACGCGAAGCGTATCCGCCACGTCTTCATCGGTCGCAAGTCGAACGTCACGACGACCAGCGAGATGGCGCGCTTCGTCGTCGAATCGATCCAGCGCGAAGCGTCGCGCGAGCAGCGCGCCAGGGGCGAGTCGAGCGTCTGGCGTCGCTCGTTCTGCGTCGGGGCGTCCAGGAGCGTGTATCGTCGCGCGTACGAGATGATCGCTGCTGCGAACAGGGCGTCTGAGGCGACCCCTGGCACCGCGATCGTCCTCGCGTCAGTCTACTCCCAGGAGAAGAAAGCGAACGAGGAGTTCCTTGGCGACCTGACGCTGCGAAGCGGCCGCTCAGGCAAGGCGACTGGTAGCGCTCGAGGCGCTGAGGCCGGCGCGCGTTATGGTAACTCGGTCAGCCTCAGCCCTCAGGTGCGAGGCGCAGGCCAGGGCAAGATTACTCACGGGTGACCATTTACTCTAACTGCTGTATGGCTTAAGATACGCAAATCGACAACCATAAGGAGATACACATGGCGACTACTCGAACCTACGAAGTCCTCCTCGCCAGTCAGCCCTTCCCTGACAAGGAGGACATTCGACTGGATCTGATCGACTTCGGCCTCGACCCGGACCTGCTCGCTGTCCTCGATCTGAAGTCAGTCGAGGTCGTCAGCCACGACGGCACTGAGGTTCGCGTCGAGGCGACCTGGGAGGGTACTCAGGCGAACTGCGACGCGCTCGCGAAGGCGTACGCTGACCTCGAGGCGCGCGAGATGGGAGAAGGCGAATGATGGAGGCATCCGTCCGCTACGTCCAGTTCGCGAACAGCAGCGCGAAGCTCGGCATCTGCCTGCGCGGCACGAAGACGGCGCACTGCGTGATGAACTACGACTCAGGCATCTCAGTCCTGGATGTCGAGAATCGCGAGTTCGACAAGATGCGCGTCGTCCCGAACGTTGACGTCGAGAAAGCTGCGCGTCAGTTCATCAGCTACACCACGCGTCGCGTCGCTCGCAAGGAGATCACGAAGGGCGCCGCTGAGCTACTGGGGCGAATCCTGAACGAGCAAGTTGTCGTCGCTGAGCCGACGCCTGAGCCCGACGCGAACGAAGCGCCTACGTCTCCGAAGCCGAGCCCGTCGGGTCGCTCGAACGTCCTGGCTGACATCTGCGCTGAGCTGAAGATCGAGCCGACTGTCGCTCGTCGTCGTCTGCGCGCTGCTGGCCTGTCGGCCCCGTATGACGACGCAGCAAAGATCCGCAAGGTGCTGGCATGAACGTCTTCTTCCTGGACTCGAGTCCGTCGAGGGCGGCTGAGTACCACTGCGATAAGCACGTGGTGAAGATGGTCCTCGAGTCAGCTCAGCTGCTCTCGACGGCGCACCACGTCCTGGACGGCGGCTCGTCGGTTCCACTGAAGAAGACCCACGAGCATCACCCTAGCGCTATCTGGGTGCGATCTTCAGGCGGCGCCTATCGCTGGACGTTCGAGCTGTTCTACTGCCTCCTGATCGAGCATCAGCGTCGATACGGGACTCGCCACTCGTTCTGGCAGCACGTCGCTGACCTGCGCGTGCCGCCCTTCGGGATCGCTGACGGCGATGCGATGCCGCCACCGCAGGTGATGCCGACTCAGTACCAGGTCGAAGGCGACCCGGTCGCCGCCTATCGAGCGTACTACCGTGGCGATAAGGCGCGCTTCGCACGCTGGAAGCTGGGCAACGTCCCGCCCTGGTGGCAGTAAAATATCCGCTGAACCCATTTACTCTAACTGCACATTGACTTAAGATGTACTCGTTCGATCGATAACCACTAACTGGAGATACACATGAACCGCACGCCGATCATCCGCGACTCGAATGGCCTGAACATGAACCAGCTGAAGACTGCTGCCCCGAGCGTCTTCGCGACGAAGGCCTCCCCGAAGATGAGCGATCGCTACGCGTTCGTTCCGACGATCGACCTGATCAAGCCGCTGCTGGACGATGGCTTCCGAGTCGTCGAGGCGCAGCAGAGGGCGACGACGAAGCGTGACCCGCGTTACACGCGCCACGCCCTGCGCCTGCGCGCCCCGAACGTGAAGCCCATGGTCGGCGACACGTTCCCTGAGCTCGTGGTCACGAACAGCCACGACGGGCAGTCGCGCTACATTATCCGAGGCGGTCTGTACCGACTGATCTGCAGCAACGGCATGGTCACCGGGGTCGCTGCGATGTCCTTCGCGACAGCTCACCGTGGCGACTCGGGCGAGATCCTGAAGTCGGCCCTGGAGGTCACGCGCAAGACGGTCGACCTCGAGAAGACGTTGGCTCGCTGGTCGAAGCTGAAGCTGAGCGACGCGAACCAGGCGAAGCTGGCGGCTGCGGCTGCGAAGCTCGCGTACGACAAGCCTGGCTTCGACCCGAAGCTGCTGCTGAACGTCCGCCGCACCGAGGACGCCGGCAGCGATCTCTGGTCGGTCTTCAACCGCATCCAGGAGAACATCATCACGGGTGGCGTCAGCTTCGAGTCGCGCGCCTCCCACCGCACGTTCCGTACGCGCGGCATCACGCACATCGGCCGCAACATCGAGCTGAACCAGGGTCTCTGGGAGCTCGCCGAGAAGCTGGCCGCCTGAGCATTTTCTTCTGAACGTAACCGGCTATGATCATCAAGGCGAGGAGGGACGACACCTCCTCGACCTCGAACAACGAGGAGTACACGCCGATGGATGTCGATCAAGTAGTCAAGCTGGCTGAGGAGAAGGGCTGGAAGGTCAAGGTCAATGGCGGGGGGCATCGTTCCCTCGTCGGCCCCGAGGGCCAGGTCGTGAACGTCTCCAGTACACCGAGCGACGTCTGGGCGGGTCGACACGTCGCCGCTGACCTGAAGAGGGCTGGCCTCAATGTCGTCCTCGAGCAGGACCCAGTCCAGCACCGCGGGCGAGCTGCGGCCCTGTGCCGAGACCACATGCGCAACCACCCGAGCGAGGTCTTCGACGCCGACAAGCTGATGATGATCGTTCGCGCCAGGTACCCTCAGGCGACGATCGAGTCGGTGCGAGCGTTCTTCGTCGATGGCGCGAAGAGGGGCACTCTGAAGAGGATGGAGCGAGGAGCCTACCAATGGATCGGGTACGAAGGCGAGTCAGTGGAACCTAAGCCAGCACCAGTCGTCGCAGCGCCGCCTGCGATCCCGTCAGATGACGAGCTGGTCGAGGATATGAAGATCTTAGACGACGCCTTGACAGCGCTGTCGAAGATCGAGACCGTGGTCCGGAAACACAAGAAGCTGGCTGAGCAGTGGAACACGCTCAGGAAGCTGATGAGCACAGGAGGAGAGTGATGATCACCGTTTGGATGCTGATCGTAATGACCAGCTCGGGGTACCGGCTGGGAGTAGGAAACCAGCTGACGCTTACTCAGTTCGCGGACCTCAGGTCCTGTGAGGCGGTACAGAAATCCTGGCCTTTGACTTCGTCTCGGATGGTCACCATGCAATGCGTCGAAGTACGGGTGCCGCGATGATCGTCGTATTCGACCTCGATGGAACGCTGGCTGACTGCGAGCATCGCATTGGCCTGGTGAAGAAGCTGAGCGATGGCAAGAAGCCCGACTGGGACGAGTTCTTCCGCCGCTGCGTGGACGACAAGCCGATCTGGCCTGTGATCGAGGTGATGAAGGCGATGTCCTACCAAGGGCACTGGGTCGAGATCTGGAGCGGCCGCAGCGAGGTCGTCATGGAAGAGACGAAGCAGTGGCTCGCTCGGCACGGGATGGCCCTGGCGGGCGTCGAGGGCTCGTGGGGCGGGTACAAGTACCGTCGACTGCGCATGCGGCCGAAGGGGAACTATACGCCAGACCACCAGCTGAAAGCCCAGTGGTTCGAGGAAGTAGACCAGGACTGGCGTCCTCAGCTCGTCTTCGACGATCGCAAGCGACTGGTCGATATGTGGCGATCGAAGGGCGTGATCTGCGCGCAGGTCGCTGAGGGAGAGTTCTGATGCACCCGCTGACTGAAGGTTGCCAGTGCGACGACTGTATCAAGACGCGCGTTCGTCAGCGCGTCCGCGAGGAGGAGCGTGCTCGAGTACAGCAGGCGTACGAGAAACGACGTGGGGCGAAGCTCGGCTCGATCTCAGTCGCTGAGGCGCTGAAGGGGAGGAGGAAATGAAGCACCTCCACACACTGACGAATGACGAGCTGATGGCGGCCGTAAAGGACTGGGTACAGAAGTCGAACACCGCAGAGCAGACGCTCGTCCTGGCGCTGTGCGATCGACTCGAACAAGGAGACCGAGGGGCGAATGCGAACCGATTCCGATCTGTCGATGGTCCCATTACCCGACCGACTGACGAGGCAGCGATGCTCAGTTGGAAGAAGGCATGTGCCGATTGCGAAGCCGCAGCGCGCGAATGGTTCGAGGCGGTGCAAGATACTAGACAGAAACGTCTGCGATACGACCGCGCCATACTCGATCTTGAAAGACTGGCTCACCGACGAGGAGTAGGAGAATGAGCGTTGTGCAAGCGATGATGGAAGCCGTTGGTGTCGTCCTCGCGATCGGCGCAGTCGGCGTCATCGTGATCGTCGCCCTGGTACTGATATACTGGAAGCGCGAATTTCGCGCCCACTTCGAAAAGCTCAGCCTGCAGGGCGTGGCGAACGATCAGCTCGCGGCGAGACGTGCGCTGCGTAGAACGAACGCCGGCCCTGCGG